TTTAGAATCTTTGGGATGCAAGTGGGGTCGGGAATAGACAATAAAAGCTACGCAATGGCATACGGTAAAAATTTCAAAAAACCAGCCATAGGTTGTGGTGTTTTACTTAACAAAGGTACATTACCTATAGTAATTCCAATGCCATTATAATGATAAAACAACCTTACATATACGCATTAACTTATAAAGGAATAATTTCTTATATAGGTTTACATTGTGGAAGTGATAAATATTATTTTTCTGGAGGTGTTATACCAAAAAGAATGGGTAAAGATAAATTTATAAAAGGAATTATTGAATATTGTAAAGAGGAAGATTTAGAAAGGTTAGAAATGTTTTACATAAAAAAATATAATCCTAAATTTAATTTAACTACTGGAGGCGAAAGAAGTTCAATAGGTACAAAACACACAAAAGAAACTATTGAAAAAAGAAAAGAATCATTTTTATCTAATACTAAACATATAGAAATTATTAGAGAAAGAATGAAAATTCAAAATAAAATAAATAATCCTTGTGTTAAAACAAAAATAAAATGTCTTAACGATAATCTTATTTTTTCAAGTATAAGAGAAGCCAGTAGACATTATAATATTGATAATAGCTCCGTAGCAAAACATTTAAAAGGTAAATATGATTCAGTTAAAGGATTAAGATTTATCCCAATGCAGTTATAAACATTTTTAGTAAATATCTTTATTATTGTTATTTGAAATATCTTTTTATATTTGGTGCATCAATCGGACTGAACCTATTGATTTAGGTTTTGACCTTTGAACGAGACCACCCTAATAAGCTTCAGTCCCTTGTTAGGGTTTTTTGTTACCTAAACAAATCGACATAAGGAATTAAGGGGAAGATTACAACAATTTGACTTATGTTTAAAGCACTAAAATGGGCTTCTAATGGTGCAACTGCGAAACGAAACTGCGACGGTCTAACGAAGTAGAATCAAGTAGAGAGAAAAGGTATTAAATGAAAAATATTAATATCTGGATTAAGACTAACGTACTTATTCCCTTAGGCTTTTTCTGCTTACTCACCAACTCTAGTCTTCAAAGTAGAATTAATATATAATATAATAACTAGATTAGTTTAATTAATAACTAAATATATAATATATGAAAGATAGAAGGTTTATTGAATTTGTTAATAATAATAACGAAAGAATGTTAATTGATTTTGATGACATAAGAGTCATACAAGAAGGAAATACAGATAGTTCAAAAGGGTATTGTAAAATCTTTTTCTTTTCAGATGTAAATGTTCAGCAATGGATAAAAGATGATTATAATAGTGTAATAAATAAAATAAAAATGATTTTAGAAATCACAACAAAATGAGTGATATAGAAAAGTGTTCAGACGGTTTATGTCCAAGTAAAGATTACTGTTATAGGTTTACTGCTCCAGCAAGTTTAGTTTATCAATCTTATGGAGGATTCAGTAGAGAGTCAGACGAGGATAATTGTAATATGTTTTGGCCTAATGGCAAAGAGTCAAACAAGTGCAAACTGAAAGGAGTTAAAAGAGAGGGAGAGATATGTAATTTAGATTATTGTACTTATCCAAAGTGCGTACAAAGTGACTACTGCGAGTACTGCCATAAAGTAGATAGCGAACACAAAATGAGTTGTCCCACTAGAAAAATACAAATAAACTTATGAAAGACAAAGTACTTGAAGCAGTAATAAACCAATTTAGAGAACGCTCAGAGGTTGGAATTAAAAAATACAACACAACACTAGACCGAGAGGATTTAAGTTGTTTAGAGTGGATTAATCACGCTCAGCAAGAGGCAATGGATTTTGTGCTATATTTGGAGAAACTTAAACAATATGAAATGTAACTTATAAGTTACTAATCGTTTAAAGATAAACCTTAAAAATTAGGGTTTTAATTGGCACAAAAAGTAATTAACTTTCAATTTACACTATATTATATTTTGAATTTACACTAAACAAATACAAAATGACAACAAACGAAAACGACAACGGAAATAACATTATATTAGTAGCTCTAATATTGGCTTTATTAGGTGCGATTTTTTTAACGTCTTGTGGTAGCAGAAAGGTCCAGAAGTCAGAAACCAAAGAAACTGAGAAGACAGAAATAAAAACCGAAGAGAAAACAGAAACTAAACTAACAGACAACACTAAAATAATAGACACCTCGACAACGGATGAGATAGAGATTATTCCAGTTGACAATACTTTGCCTATTACAGTTAATGGAAAAAAATATACAAATAGCCGTATTAAGTGGAAAAAAGTAAAAAACAATATAAGTCTAGTAAAAGATGTAAAAGTCCAACACAACGCAGAAAAAGAGGGTATAGTGATGGTTAAAAAAGACAAAGTAATAGAAGTAAAACAAATAGAAAGAAAACAGTCTTACTGGTGGTTACTTTGGTTTTTATTATTAATCCCGGCTTACTACGTTTGGAGAAAGTATAAAGGTTTTTTTATTTAGTCCCTATTATAATTTAAATTTGGGACGAAATGAAAGATAAGAAGTGCAAAGTTTGTCAAAATAAATTCACTCCGGTGCAATTCGCACAAGCAGTCTGCGGATATAAATGTGCTATTGAACACTCAAAGAATCTTAAGCAACAAAAAGAGCAAAGAGAATGGAAAGAGCAAAAATCAATTTTAAGAGACAAACTTAAAACTTTGGGACAATACGAGGCAGAAGCAAAAAAGTCATTTCAAAAGTACATAAGATTGCGAGATAATAAACAACCTTGCATAAGTTGTGGAATAGAAAACACAGAACTCTGGGATGGAGGACATTTTAAAAAAGCAGAGATATACTCTGGAGTTATATTTGACGAAAGTAATTGCCATAAACAATGTAGAAAATGTAATAGATTTCTAGGAGGAAACGAATTAAATTATAGAGCCGGACTTATTCAGAGATACGGAGTTGAATATACAGACCAGATAGAAGAGAAAGCAAACAACACACGAAATTACAAGTTTACAAAATGCGAACTTATTGCTAAAAAATTAAAATACGATATTTTAATAAAAGAGTTTGCCAAGTCAAAATAAAACACTACATTTGACTAATATTGTTTCATAATTATTACTTTGTTTTTGGTTAAAGAATCCCAGTCTTTTATTAGGTTGGGATTTTTTTTTAATCTTTTTTTAAAAATAATTACAAAAAAGTTTTTTTATTAACAAAATGTTTATATATTTGCTTCATCAAACAATAACAATTTAAAAAAACAATAATTATGAAAAACGCAGTACAATTTATTAAAGATTTTGGAATAGATGATAATTGGAAAGATTTAACATTAGGAGATTTAATAAAATCCGATATTCCAGATTTAGTCATTGATAATTTTGAAATGGCTATTCAATTAGTTAAAAGAAGTGGACTTAAAAATATTCAATTAAGACAAGATTGCAAAATAAATGGTGGAACAATGGAATGGGATAACTTTTAAAACAACCTAATATGAAAACATTTTTATCAAAACAAAAGTACCAAGTTTACGCAATAGGAATTATTGCATTATATTTTTTAACTAGATTTTTTTACTAAACAAAAACCAAAACAAAATAATATTTTATGAAAACAATTAGCACACAATTAGGAAATTTTATCGGATTAGGAATTGATGTAAATTCTTTTTTTAGCGTTACTATTAACGAATTTGAAATCTCATTACTAGGATTTTATTCGGAAGATTTAGAGAACAAATTACTATTAGCCGGATTTGTAATTTACGATTATTGTTATACTAATAATCCAAACTGGATTGAGTTAACAAAGGACGGTTGTAGAATAGCTTTAAATAAAAGATAATGAGAAAGTATTTAGTAACTTACTGGACCGAATGTTGGGACGAATGTACAGACATTGAAAGAGTAATTGAAGCACCAACATTTCAAGATGCGTTAAAAATCTTTTTACAAGAGAATATAGTTTTTAAAAGGATTGATTCCATAAAAGAGTTATACAGATGAGATTAGAGGATTGGTTAGAGATATATTCAGAGATGAAAAGAGTCTTTGAAAGAGACAAAGAATTAACACACATCGAAATAACATTTAACATCAAGCCGGTAGAGAGAGAAAAAAAGACCGCTATTATAAACATAAAGACCTATAATGATGGAAATACAAGACACTAGATATGTTTTGCTAGAAGAGGGAAAGCCTTATATACTTTTACTAACTGAAAGACAAGCAAAGCAAGAGCAAAGAAAATATAAAGAAATGTATCCGCATTTAGAGTATACAATCTTTTACGATGAATATTACGAGTACAGTGAATATAATTAACTAAAAACAAAAACAAATGAAAAACAACGAAAATTGGAGTACAAAAGAACTGGTAAACTATTTAAGCCAGAGTAACGAAGCATTAAGAATTGAGAACAAAAGATTAATGGATGAGGTCGAAAGACTGACAATGAACATCGAAGTTCATAACGCAGAAATTTTGAGCGATTATTACAATCAAAGTTTTTATACCTTTACACAATCAAATACTAATACAACCTTTAAAACAAATTAAAATGGGAAAAACAATTATCAGTTTACCGGCAGACGAGATACCTTTATGTATCGGAGAGAAACTTTGCAGAATCCAGCAAGAGTTTAAAGCAAAAAAGAGTAGGTTTAATTCTTTTGGAAAGTACAACTTCAGAAGTGCAGAGGATATCCTAGAGGGATTAAAACCATTTAACGAGAAGTACGGAGTTTACTTCACTATTAACGAACAATTAATTAACGCTAATCCTCCGGTTATGACTTCGGTTGCTACTATTTGGGATTGCGAGAGTGGAAAGAGTATTGACTGCTCTGCGGTAGTAGGAATAGATTTGCAACAGAAAGGAATGCAAACTCCACAAGCGTTTGGAAGTGCATCCAGTTACGCTAAAAAATACGCTCTAGGCAACTTATTATTGATTGACGATACTGCCGATGCCGATGCAACTAATACGCACTCAAAAGAGCCGGTAAAAGCAAAAGAGAATGTATCTTTAGAAATAGGAACGGATGCTTATAAAAAAGCGGTTGACTATTTAGCCGGAGGAGGAGATATAGAACTAATAGAGAAAAAATACAAATTAACTAACGAAGTGAAACAAGCACTTTTAAACAACAAATAAAATGGAAGTACAAGGAGAATTAATCGTAATTGGAGATACAGAAACAATCGGAGCAAAAGGATTCAGAAAAAGACTAGCAGTAGTCAAAACAGATGAGCAATATCCTCAGACTATTCCGGTTGAATTTACACAAGACAAAGTTAACTTATTAGATAACTTTAATACTGGAGACATTGTTAAAATAGGAATCAATTTAAGAGGTACAGAATGGAAAGGAAAGTACTTTGCAAATATTCAAGGTTGGCAAATTAACAAAGGAGAGAAAGAGAAGTCTGCCGGTAGTTTTATGCCAGACAGACAAGCTATCAATAATATGATGGAATACGCAGAGGAGCAACACGATGACGGACTACCATTCTAAAATTAACTATAAACCGGCAGTATATTAGATTTGCTGCCGGTATTTTAAAAACCAAAACAAAATGACACCAGAAGACAAAATAGAAATATACGATAGATTACAAATAATAATGCAAGATAGAGCAATATTATTTGCTAAATACATTTCAGATAATTGTTATGAGAAAGTATTTAAAGGACAAAAAGGATGGATAAGTACTTATGATATCAATTACATAGAATGTGAAGCAAAAAGATATACTATAAAAGAATTATACAAAAATTTTATGATTGAATACTTATGCTCATAGACTATAACAAACAACTAGATATCCTCCGCCAGATTAGGTCGGGTAAACTCAAAGAGGGATTGAAACTAGATATCCCTCAGTTAGACGAATACATACGTTTTAAGACATCAAATTTTAATATAGTACTTGGACACGCAAACGTAGGTAAAACTACCTCTATTCTTTATTTAATGCTTTGTTATTCTTTAAAGCACGATTTAAAATGGTTAGTTTGCAGCACCGAGAATGATTCTTATTCTTTGATTAGAAAGTTAGTAGAATTCCTAGACGAGACACCAATAAATTTAGTCTCAGAAAGTAACTTCAAAACTCACACAGAATTTATCAATAAGAATTTCAAATTTGTAGATAACGCTACAATGTACGATTATCATTCTGCGATTGATATGTTTAAAAAAGTAAAGAGAGATTTTAATTATAACGGAATACTACTAGATCCGTACAATGCTTTGATTAAAGATAACGATTTAATGAAAACTCTAGGAGGCCACGAGTACGATTATCAAGCTTGTACCGAGATGAGAATGTTCTGCAAGGAAAATAAAGTTAGTCTTTGGTTAAATACTCACGCTAATACAAACGCATTGAGACAAGTTTACAGAGCAGACCATCCATTCGCTGGACATCCACTTCCTCCAATGGCATCGGATGTTGAAGGAGGAGGAAAGTTTGTAAACAGAGCCGATGATTTTATTGTTGTACACCGGTTAACATTACACCCACAATTATACACAACTACGATGCTCCACATTCGAAAGATAAAAGAGATTGAAACCGGAGGCCGTCCTACCAGTATAGACAATCCGATTGAAATTGTAGCTTTGCAAAATAACGTAGGATTTAGTATAGACGGCAAATCAATATTAAGAACTATAAAAGAAAGTCAATTAAATTTTTTATAAAATGAGTATACTCGATGTCTTATATCTGAAGCATTCCACTTGGTTAAAATATGTAAAATCATTTGGATGTCCGGATGACATCGCAGAGGATTACGTACAAGAGATGTACATTAAAATCTATAATTATAGTCAGATAAAAAATAACGATTTAATGTACGATGGCGAAGAGATAAACTTCTTTTTTGTATACGTGACTTTAAAGAATATGTTTTACGATGACTTACGTAAGAATAAAAAAAAAATATACGTAAACATCGAAGAGATAATATTAATAGAAGAGCCAACAGAATACTCAGAGGAGAGGTTTTATTTCCAAAAGGATTTAGTTAGTAATTGGATTAAAGAGTTAAACAACGAAATAGACTCAATAGAGGACCACACAGAGTACAAAGCGAGTCTCTGTTATATAAAGTTCATTTATCAAAAAATATTCGTTGAAAGCTACTCAATAACTGATTTAAGCGAAGAGACAAAATTAAGTTACTGGAGCATACGTAACACAGTTAAACGAATCAAAGAACAAATAAAAAATGAAACATAATTTAGAGGACCAATTTACAAGCGTTTTAAGAGCCGATTTGTTACTGAGTAAATACTCACTACCATATTTAAAAGAAGTTATAAACGGCCTTATTCAAAACGCTAAAAACAGAGGAGAAATAATAGAGTTAAACTACTGGAACGAAGTAGCACTCGAAATTAAAAAACGAATAGTATGACACTAAAAGAAAATTTTTCACAAATATTAATGGAATTTTGGGCAAGTGATTGGGAAGGTCAATGTGAACAAGTAGCAGATGAATTTGCTATTGGATTTGCAGCGTGGTGTATTAAAAAAAGAGTAGACTTCTTTGATGATACAGAAATTGGAGAAACGTATACTATTGATGGATTTGTCAGCAGATATAAAATGAAAGAACTATTAGAAATCTACAAAAAAGAAAAAGGATTATGACACCAAAAGAAAAAGCAAAAGAGTTAGTAGATAGTTTTGAAGATGACTTAATGGAATGCGATACTTATTTTTTAGAAGCTGCTAAGCAAAGATGTGCATTAATAGCAGTTAATAATATTATCGATTCATTACAAATAAAAAATTATCCACAAGCAGACCAGTACGAATATTGGAATGAAGTTAAACAAGAAATTCAAAAGCTATGACACCAGAAGAAAAAAAAGAATTAGACTTTGTATTAAAAACTGCAATGCAAGTAGCAATAGGAATAGCAGTTTTATTTTTCGGATTACTAATTTTAACTACTATACTATGAGACTAGGAGACAAACTAGAATGGTTATTTAGAGTAACCGGCATTCAATGGCTAGTAAAAAAAATCTATCCAAATTGCAACTGCGATAAAAGAAGAGACAAGTTAAACGAATTTAATTTTAAAAGAAAATGACAAAAGAAGATAAAACCTACTGGAGTAAGTTTAGAACTTATACGCATACAACTTTAGACCACGAGGAATATATGCAAGTCTGTGAAATATATGCGAGAATTAAAAACTTAAAACCGGTTTATCCTTGCAAAAATTGTGGAAGTTCAGTTAAAACACTTCAAAATTATATTGACGAAATTAATATAGAATTTGAAAAATATGAGTAATGAGACATCACACCACAAGTGGGAGAAAGGAATTATTTTACTACTTGCGTTAGACGGTTGGGATTTAGAATGGACCGGAGGAGAGTTTGAGCATTACGATGCCAAAGGAAAAACACCGAAAGGATTTGACTGCGTAATAGAGTTTAAATTAAGACACGCATACTATCCAACTAAAGTACTAGAGAAATATAAATACGATAAGATAATGCAAATGGATTGCTTAAAGTTTTACTATGTATTTGACTCTAGAGGAAACTATCTTTATTATTTGGATAGTTTAGAACTACCAGAGCCAAGTATTATAAACTGCAAAGCAACTCAGAAGTTTGAAAGAGAGGAACTGATAGACAAAACTGTTTACTTTTTATCAGAGAGCCAAGCATCAATAATAAATAAATACTAAATGAAAACAGTAAACAGTATCTCTGGAGGACAAACGTCAGCTTATATAGCATCAAACTATCCAGCAGACTATAACATATTTGCTTTAGTAACTACTGATGATGTTAAATGTTTATATCCAGATGCTAAAATTAGGCAAGTAGTAAGTGATAAAATAGGCAGAGAATTTATAGGCACTCTAGAGGATGACATTATTATACACACTATTTTAGATTTAGAGCAGTTTATAGGCAGCAAAATTGATTGGGTAGTAGGTAAGACATTTGACGAAATTATAGTACGTAAAAACGGCACTACTTTTTTACCATCTTATATGCGTAGATTTTGTACTTCTGAAATGAAACTAGAGCCAATATTTAATTTTTGGAAAGAGAATATAAAAGAGCCTTGCGAAACAAGAATAGGTTATCGTGCTAACGAAATGAATAGAGCAAAGTCAATGATAAAAAAACTTAATGCAAATGGCTTAAGTGAATTTAGAGCAGTAGTAGGACATTCAAAAAATGGTAATAAAAAATGGAAAGATATAGAATGGCAAAAACCAGTATTTCCATTAATAGAAAATAACATTTATAAAGATGCTATTATAAATTATTGGAAAGATAAACCAGTTCAATTTGCTTGGATGAATAATTGTGTAGGTTGTATGCATAAAGAACCAGCACTATTAAATAAAATGTCAAAGCTGCATCCTAATAAATTAGAATGGTTTGCTAAAGTTGAAAGAGAAAGTACAAATGGTTGCACTTGGAGAGAGCATATAACTTACGATAAAATTATAAATTATAAATTCAATACAGATTTATTTGATAGTGATTTTAACGAGTGCGATTCTGGATATTGCGGATTATAAAATAAATACTAAAAATTTGTTAATAAACTAAAAAAGATTATCTTTGTAAAACCAAACTAAAACAAAAAACAATATGAATGAATTAATCAAAACAGAGGCACTACTTAAAGAAATAATAGCAGAAAGAGAAAGAGCCAAAAAAGAACTAGAGCAGCAAATAGAGGAAATAACTAGACTTGTAACGATATGATAGTTTTAATTGACGCAGACAGTTTAATATGGAGCAGTTGTTATAAGCAAAAAGAAACTCCAGAAGATACCGGTTACCATAACATAGAAGATGCCAAGCTAAAGTTTGACGAAGTGTATATGAATATCATAAACACAATAGAAGAGACATACGAAGTAGATAAGGTAATGACATTTGCTTGTGCCAGAGGTAACTTTCGTAAAGAGATATCAAAGACATATAAAGCAAATAGAATAGATAGAGAAGTCCCTCCGATATTAAACGAACTCCAAGACTATGTAAAAGAGCAATACCAAGCCAAGCAAGGTTATGGAGTAGAGACAGACGATTTAGTAGCTACCTACTGGACCAGTCTAACAGAAACATTCGGAAGAGACGAAGTTATAATAGTTTCAATAGACAAAGACTACAAGCAACTACCTTGCATAATTTACAATTATCATTTAAAGCACCAATGCTTTTATTATATAACAGAAGCAGAGGCAAAGTATAACTTTTATGAGCAAATGATAGTAGGAGATACTGCCGACAATGTAAACTTCTGCAAAGGATATGGAGCAAAGTACGTTAAAAACGCATTTAAAGACTGCGTAAGCGATTATAATTATATTCGAGTAGTATTTAGTCTATTTAAAAAAATATACAAGCAGAAAGCACGAGAGAGATTTATAGAATGTTACTTACTTTTAAAATTAAAAACAAAATAAATGGAATACAAATTAATAGCAAACGAGATAAAAGATACACTAAAAGTAAATGTATTTGAGAACTCACGAAAGAGACCAATAATAGACGCAAGGAGTTTGTTTTGTTACATCCTCCGCAAAGATTTTAATCTTACGTTACATAGTATAGCAGACATATACAAGAGCAAAGGAAAAAATTACAATCACGCAACCGTAATACACTCAGTTAACAATTACGAGATAGCATCAAAAGACGATAAAAGACTTGAAGAGATAAGAAACAAAGTTTTAAAACTAACTAATCCACAAGCAGTACTTATAAATAGAATTAGAGACATATACGATTTAGACAGATTACAAGGATTACACAACTTAATAGACTTTCAAGAGCAACAACTAAAATAATATAAATATGGGCAAACCAAAATACATAGAGACACCAGATAAACTTTGGGAATATTTTGAAGAGTACAAAAAAGAGACAAAGAGCAAACCTTTCCTAGTTAAAGACTGGGTAGGCAAAGACGCTCTAGACGTATATAGAGAAAAAGAAAGACCTCTCACAATAGAGGGATTCGAATGTTACCTAGCCGATAAGAATATAATCGATAATTTAAGCCAATATTTTGCAAATACAGAGCAAAGATACACAGACTATCAAACTATCTGTTCACGTGTAAAAAAAGCAGTACGTCAAGACCAGATTGAAGGAGGTATGGCCGGAATGTATAATCCAAGTATAACACAAAGATTAAACGGATTAGTAGAGAAGACACAGACCGACATAAACGTAACCAAGTTCGAATTTGATGAGTAGCATAAAAGGATATAAGCCACATTCAAATCAGAGACAGATTCACGATTCAATCAATAATGAGCCGTACAAATATTACGTCTTGAATATCGGTAGGCAGTTTGGCAAAACGATGTTGGCAATAAACCAAATGCTATACTGGGCCATTAATAATAAAGGTTGTAATATTGCTTGGGTAACTCCGGTATATAAACAAGGAAAGAAAGTATTTAGCGAATTAGAGAAGGCCACCAGAACGAGTGGCTTTTTTGAGTTTAATCAAAGTGAATTAACAGTCAAAGGATTTGGAAGTACTATTTCTTTTTTCTCCGGAGAGAGACCGGATAATATTAGAGGAAATACATTTGACTATTTGATAATCGATGAGGTTGCATTTACAAGAGAGGAGTTATGGAGTGAGGTACTTTCTGCAACAGTATTAGTCAAAGGAAAAAAAGTTATATTCATATCCACACCCAAAGGAAAAAATCATTTTCACACTCTATCACTACAACCAAATTATGACAACCGATATAAGTATTTTCACTTTACTTCTTACGATACTCCATTCATAAACGAGCTGGATCTGGAAGAGAGAAAGAGAAGTTTACCTAGTCACATATTTAGACAAGAGTATCTAGCTGAATTCCTAGACAATTCAAGTGGATTATTTGCAAATGTCAGAGAGTGCATCGGAGAGCCATCAAACTCAAATGTATATTACGGAGGATTGGATATTGGACGAGCAGACGATTACACAGTACTCACTATAATAAACGAGCATAAACAAATAGTATACTGCGAGAGATGGAGACACGATGAGTGGACCAGAATAATAGAGAAGGTAGGAGCAAAGATAAACGAGTATAATGCAAAGGTCTATGTCGAAGTAAACAATCAAGGAGATGTCTTTTATGAGATGCTAAAAAAGATATGCGGTAAAAGAGTATATCCATTTGTCACAAGCACAAAGACCAAACCTATAATGATTGAAGACTTGGCCGTACTATTCGAGCAGAAGGAAATCCAAATACTTAATATCAGTTGGCTAGTGGATGAGCTAGAAGCATTCACTTACATATATAATCAAAACACTAGGAACGTGCAATATTCTGCACCACAAGGAATCCACGATGATAGTGTTATTAGTTTAGCATTATCTTACCAAGCAATCAAAGATTTAAAAAACAGAGGCACATACGCAATTAAATAAGACTCACAAATAAAATAAACAAACGTTATATACATATGAAATTAATAGTTCCAAGTTCATTAGAGGAAATCAGTCTCAGTAAATATCAGAGATACTTAAAAGAGTTTGAGTATAGCAAGAGCCAAAAAAACCAAGAGACATATCTAGGTTTAAAAATGCTAGAGATATTCTGCGAAATAACAGAGGACCAAGCCAAGCAAATTGATTCAGATTCTGCAAACAAAGTAGTAAGGATATTAGTTGATTTACTTTCGGTTGAGCAGACACTAGTTGAAAGTTTTAATCTTGGAGGGATTCAGTTCGGTTGGATTCCTAAATTAGATAACTTATCATTCGGGGAGTTTCTAGACGTAAACAATAACATAGACAACTGGGAGGATATTGTTACTGCTATGGGAGTATTATACAGACCTATAACCGGAAGAGCAGCAGACGGAAAATACTTGATTGAAAAATACGAGGGAGATAAGTATCACGAAATATTAAAAGAGATGCCATTAAATGTTGTGCTAGGAGCAACGGTTTTTTTTTGGAATTTAGGATTGGATTTAGTGACATCTATCCTAAACTCTTTGGAGTCGGAAATGAACAAGATGAGTTTAGCACAGAGACGCAGTTTTCAAGAGAATGGGGATGGTTTGCTTCACTCGCTGAACTCGCTAAAAATGACGTTACAAGAATTGAAAAGGTTACCAAGTTAAATATGCACTTATGCTTTAAGTTTCTTTCTTATAAGATAGGCAAAGACGAACTGAGAGCAAAGCAATTAGAAAAAATAAATAGAAAGTATGGACGATAAAAAAGGAGTTGAGGCATTGTACAATATTATAGATTCTTTAAACGAGGAACTATTAAGCAATCCATTTGTAAATAAAGTAACAGTAGGAAGACTGACCGAAATTGATTTGGCTAAAAATACTATCTTTCCTTTGAGCCATATAATGCTAAATTCAATTAGGCATAATGAGAATACATTATCGTTTAATATAAGCATATATAATCTAGACATCGTAAACATATCAAAGGA